GGCAACTTTGTTTTTTACGATTTTTACGCGAGTCTGGTTTCCATGCAACAGCCATGAATCAGGAAATGAGAGCCAAAAAAATAATTTTACGCGGGCATGGTATTAAGGTCAAAGGGAAGCTCGCACTCTGTGCGTCGGAATCAGGCTACATGTCACACGGCAGAACTAAGTTATCTAAGGTGCTAACGCTATCGGGGCTACGCGCCCCTATGCCCCTCGTACGCAACATAGTTGCGATTACCTATGCCTACGGCAATTTTTTAACTAAATATATTTGTTACTTTCGGAAAAAATACAGTACATTTGGGACGTTAAATAAATGTTCCACGTGAAACAACAAATATTATGGCAACTCTTAAAGAAATTTACAAAATATGGATAAACGAAAGTTGGAAGTATGTAAAAATCATTAGAAAAGAATCAAAGAAAGAACTTAACAAAGACGGTACATTAAATTCGGCTGCATGGTCAGATATTATAAACGAAATAATGTACACAGAATTAAATGCAAAAGATTGGAGATATCTAGGAGAAGAAAACGAAAAATTAACAGCTAAAATAACAATTAAAGTGTAAACCAATGGACGAAAAATGGAAAAAACTATTGCGTGAAATCACAATCGCAGTATTATCGGCTATCCTGACATGGTTAGGGGTAAGCTGTACAAACATGCTGAATATTCAGAAACATGTAAATAACAGTAGCATGAGTTCTGACAATAAAACAGACGGTAAAGTAAGTGCAGATAGCACAAGTATTAAACTATTTAATAAAGACTAAAATGGACGTAAGAGACTTATTTGTAGTAAGAGCAACAAACGAGGAAAATAACAACTTTATAATTACAATCGGTAAACACCTCGCAACAGAAAAAAGATTTAAATCAAAAGAAGAAGCACTGGCATACATTGATACACCAAAGTGGGACACTATCGTAGCAATGTGCGGTGAAATGATTGAAGCACATAAGGTAGACGAACAAATAGAAAAGGACGCAAAAAAAGTAGTAAAATCAATAATCAAAAAAACTAAGGAGGACAAATAATGGGAATAACAAAGTCAATAGGAAAAAATACTCTAGGGGGCGGTCAGAAATTGACCGTCGACCTGAGAACGTACAACAGAAGTACACATGATTTGTCATACGCATGGAGAAGCAGTATGGGAGTAGGAACACTAGTCCCATGTATGAAGATACTAGCACTACCTGGCGATACATTCGATATCAAGATAGACAATAAAGTATTAACGCATCCAACAGTAGGACCACTATTCGGCTCATATAAGTTGCAAGTAGACTTATTCACTGTGCCGTTTAGACTGTATATTGCTATGCTACATAACAACGCACTTAACGTAGGTATGGACATGAGCAAAGTAAAGATACCAATTTACAGAGTAGGACAAAAACAAGGTACTGAACTAACAAAAGACCTACTCTACTCAAGTAGTTGTATATTTACATATCTGGGAAACAGAGGTCAGGAAACAAAAAAGAACAGTTCAAGCGCAGTCAATACGCAAGACTTTAACGCAGTGCCTGTACTAGGCTACTTAGATATCTTCAAGAATTACTACGCAAACAAACAAGAAGATAATTTCAAGTTTATCGGGGCAGACCCATACATAATTATTAATACAACAAATCTAAAAGTAAGCGCAATTCAAACAGGTGTTGGAAGCCAAAATGTAACGGGAGGATCATTTGGTATAACAATACAAAACGGACCTAACTGGGAAGAAATTAATAAAGAAGATATAGTAATAACATTCACACAAAAAGTAGGTAGTGATACTGAATACCATACGACAGAACGCAATTATACAGTAAAACAACTGGAAGAAAAATGGTTTAAACCTATAACAATAGCAAAAGTTTTGACTTTAAATTACGATGGACATGGTGTTAATGGAAGTCAAGACCTACTAAAGGGAATACCAACTGCATATACAATCAAGAATATAACCAATATTATAACAGAAAATCTAAGCGACCTAGACCAGCTAAGAGAAGATATACTAGCCAAAGGAAATGAAAGATTTGAAATGAATCTGACAACTAAGCTAGGAGGAAGCAAGAACTTCACATACATCCAACATATCCTAGGAGGAAATACAAGCAATTACGAGGAAGCAACTAAATATAATAGAAGCAGTCCTCAATGTGGGTTACTACTGAAAACATATCAAAGTGACATATTTACCAACTGGATAAACAGCGAATGGATTGACGGTGAAAATGGAATCAGTGCTATTACAGCAATCAGCACAGAAGGTAACAAATTCACAATAGACCAGTTAAACCTATCAAAAAAGGTATACGATATGTTGAACCGTATAGCAATAAGCGGAGGAACATATCAGGATTGGGTAGAAACAGTATATACAAGCACATGGAACATGCACACAGAAACACCAGTATACGAAGGTGGAATGAGTTCGGAAATAGAATTCCAAGAAGTGGTTAGCAATTCAGCAACAGAAGAAGAACCATTAGGAACACTAGCTGGAAGAGGATTTGCAAGTAACAAAAAGGGTGGGCAACTACACATAAAGGTTACAGAACCATGCTATATCATGGGAATTGCAAGTATCACACCAAGAGTAGACTACTGTCAGGGAAACGACTGGGATATAACCAGCTTAGACACAATGGACGATTTGCATAAGCCACAATTAGACAGTATAGGATATCAAGACTTAATGCAAGAACAGATGAATGCACAAGCAGCAAGAAATCTAGCAGTAGGAAAGCAACCATCGTGGATCAACTATATGACAAACTTCAATAAGACCTACGGAACATTTGCCGACGAAGACGGAGAGGGAGAGGCTTTCATGGTGTTAAACAGATACTTCGATGTTGTAAAAATTGATAATACAACAGAATCAGGTGTAAAAGTGTACAATACTAGCTCATATATAGACCCTAGTCAGTATAATTACATATTTGCCGAGACTGGAACTAAATCAATGAACTTCTGGGTACAATTAGGATTCGGAATAGAAGCAAGACGCGTAATGTCAGCGAGTCAAATTCCAAACTTATAATAACTAAAATCACACATGACAGTTTCAACAATTTTCATAAATATCAAATAATCAATATATTAAGATAAAAAAAAGGGTGAACAGACAATGAAAAGAGCAAAAAGAAGAAAATGTACAACAGAAGTGTTCGATATACCAGCTTATGAAGGTGAAACAATAGAACACAAAGTACAGAGAATAGTACTCAACAAAGAACCAATAGAGGACGGAGCAGAAATCATATACACTGAAAAAAAAGACGGTGTATTACCTCAGTACAATATCAGAACAGACAAATGGGATATTGCACAGAATGCTATGGACTTAGCACAACAACAGAGAATAGCTAAAAGCAACGGAACGTACGAGGCATGGCACAAAGAAAATGACAAGAAAAAAGAAGATGCGCCTAAACCTGATAACACCGAAAAAACGGTATGAGCATAAGAGGGGGAAAACTCCCTCTTACTCTTAAAGAGGTTGCGAGTTATCTATACGCAACTGCACGTTATTATGAACTATATAGAAAACGCTTTAGAAAAGCGCGAAAGGAGAAAAAATGGTAGGAACAATATTAGGAGCAGGAATGGGACTAGCTGGAACAATAGCCAGCATGAACAGTCAAGAAAAAGCAATGAACGACCAATGGCGACTAGAGCAGGAAAAAATGGCTCTACAAGCAAAATACAACAAGGAACAAGCCGATTATAGTCAACAGTTAGCACTAGACATGTGGAACGCAACAAACTACGAATCACAAGTAGAACACATGAAAGCAGCTGGACTGAATCCAGCACTACTATACAGTAAAGGTGGAGCAGGTGGAAGCACTGCAGGAGCAGGAACAGCAGCACCAGTAAGCGAAGGAACAACACAAGCAGTCGGCATGGGACTACAAGCGAAACAGATAGCGATAGGACAAGCACAACAAATGGCTGAAACAGCAAAAACAGTAGCAGAAGCAGCCAAGATATCAGGTGTAGACACAGATAGTGTAAAAACATCTATAAAGAAGATGTTACAAGACATAGAGGCAAGCAAAGCAGGTCAGGAAGCAACAGAAGCAGGAACAGCAAAAACAAAAGCAGAAACAAAAGTAATAGACTTCACAAACTGGCTGAATGATGCGAAAAAGAAAATGACATACTGGAAAGACGGTGAGGCTGGAAACTATGCAGATACACAAGCAATGACAGAGTTTAAACGCATGCTAACAGAGCAATACGGACTAACAACACAAGAAGCAGAATATGTGCAAAACAAAGAAATAATAGACAGACTAGAAAAACACTTAGATGAAATAGTAAATGGTAAAGTAGCACTATATCACGAACAAGTCGAAAAAGCAAAACAAGCAAAAAACGAAACAGCAAGAAAAAGATGGGAGTTAGAACAAGACAAAGCACTATCAGACATAATCGACCAGATGGGAGGTGATGGAAAATACGGTAGATTATTAGGAAAAATTGCAACAAAAATATTCGAAAAGCTATAAAATATGTGTCTATATACTAGGTATATCGAAAATCCAAAATACAAGCCGAACAAAAAAAATAGTTATAATCCGCCTATCTGTGAAGATAGGCGTTTATTTTATGTACCAGTAAAATGCGGAAAATGCATCGAATGCAGACAACAAAAACAAAGAGCATGGATTGTAAGACTATCAGAAGAGCTAAGAAGCGGAAAGGGTGCAGGACTATTTGTAACACTCACATTCAACGAAGAGAGCTACAAAGAGTTGGCAGCAATCACAAAAAACGAAAATGATATGTGCCGATTAGCACTATACAGAATGAACGAAAATTACAGACAAAAATACAAGCACACAATAAGACACTGGTGTGTAACTGAAATAGGCGATGATGGAAGAATACACATACACGGTATTATGTGGTGCTCTGCAAGTGATGTAGAAAAATACTGGAAATACGGATATATATATATAGGCAGATTTGTCAACGAACAGACAATACTATATATTACAAAGTATATGTTAAAATACACTCCAGTAGATAAGAACTTTGAACCAAAAGTGTTATGTAGCAAAGGCATAGGAATAAATTACCTAGATAGGCTAGACAGTAAAAGAAATACGTATAGGGATAATAATACTGATGAATCATACATGTTAAGAAGTGGTAGAAAAATAAATCTACCTGACTATTACAAGAGAAAGATATACACAGAAAAAGAACGCGAGAAATTATGGATAGAAAAGCAAGAAAAAGGCTATAGATACATTATGGGTGAAAAAGTAAGCACAGATAACGAAGAAAAAGTATATAAACTCATGGAATACTGGAGGAAGAAAGCAAAAGAACTATACAACGAACATCCACAAGAATGGGACAGAGAAAAGCACAAAAAAGCACTAAAAAGAAGAAAAGAATACCTAGCAAGATTCGGGAAAAGTGTTGATAACAACAAAAAATCGGTTAATAACTAAGAAAAATCAGTTAATAAATATGTTGATAAATTGTTGATAAAAAAATAAAGATTTAACTAATTATTAACAAATGATTTTTATATATACAAGATTTTAAGAAAAACAAATTTAAAGGAAAGAAGTTATAAAAAGTTATGAACAGAGTTATTAACAAGATAAAAAGCTATAAATCAAGCAATTAACATAGTTATAAACAGTTTCAACAGCCTATTATTATCATATATATTATTCTAATAAAGAAAAATAAATAAATTATAATGATAGTACGGTTTCCATGCAACAGCCATGAATCAGGAAATGAGAGCCAAAAAAATAATTTTA